ATACTGTGCTTCCTTCCAGTCTCGGTCAAGGGCTCGACAGCACGAGTACACCACATAATGGTGCGCAAGCGCAAACGAGTTCCATGATGAGTAGGCCCCCATAGGATTTCCAGTAGCATAGCGGATTTCGCCGTGCGAATGGGTCCAGAAAGGGTAACCTACCATGACGGTGTGCCAATCATTGGCATATTCGTCACCGAATCTGACGCTAATAAGCTTGCGGATGAGTTTCATAGGAAACCGATCCGTAGCAGCCGTGAGGTCGATAGACCAAAACGACTGGCCCCTCTCTTCGTCAAAGGGGAGCTTAGAAACGAAAGATCCCTGGTTGAATGTACAGTCTTGAGGTATCCGGCGGAGGATGCTAAATAGATACTGGTGTAGACCCTTTAGACAGGTCTGTGACCAGTAGTCTAGAATAGCGACCTCGCGAGTCTTACCTTCCTGACTTGAAATGGCAGAAATCTTTCGAAATTTGCCACTCTTCGTCCCGGTGAAGAACCGGTGAAGGAAGTTATCGACTCCGAGGCTTCTCAAGAGTTCCATTCTAGAGGCTAACCTCTTTCCACCTAAGCGGCCAATACAGGCCACCAGGTCTTGTGGTAGCGCATATAAATCGGCTAGTGCCGACCACATGGCTTGTCCGTTCGGACCTGTTTTGGTGGTGAGGTGAAACCTCTTCCAATAGACTCTCTTGGGTACCTTCCCGAGATGCCTGCGGTTTACACAAAGTTCACTCCAAAAGTCTGTCAAATAGCGCTCGACTTCGGTCGGGTACTCCGTGATCGGAGGCGACGTTATCGTCTTCGCACTCAAGACAGGCTGGAGCTTTAGCTCCCTGGAGGCGTATAAGGCAGACATCACTAGCCGAATAATCGGGTAGTGCTGCGGCCCTTTAACCTCGCGGCCGAGGAACCTTAGAACTTTGGGTACACCGTGCGCCTTGGGAGACGCAATGCGATTGTTAGAGATATCCGACGCGGCCAACCAGGACAGGATCGAGCTTCTCGCGCCTTTACAGTACGCGATAGCTTCTTTCTTGCCCCTGGTTCGGAGCACGGTCAGATACTTTCTGACAGTCAGCAAACCCAAGTGGAGTGAGCCGGATTGTAGAACATACATTTCCAGCCACCTCACTGTAGCTTCAATGAAGATAGCGTATTTGGATAAGTTAATCCTTCTGCGTTTCTTCATAATGGCTACGTAGTTTGATGGATGAACTCGCGTGACACACGACGAATTCCATCTGACACCCTAGTGAGTAGCAGTGGGTGGCTCTGCTCGGACGCATTAGCGTCAGGTATCTGGCTTTATACACCAGAAGGGACGATACCCTTGTCCCCTGAGCAAGCACACTGTACTCATTCGACCGTCAAGA